CTTATGCACCGTCTTTGCTTTTGCGCAACTAGTCGCTTATGAGTGACGATAGCGCAATGAACACACTACCCACAGAGTCTGAGCGCCGCATTAATAATGTCATTAATTTGGGCATTGCAACCGATGTCAATTATGACGATGCCACATGCCGCGTTGAGATTGACGGTAATAAAACCGACTGGCTGCCCTTTGGCGCGGCTCGCATGGGTAATGTAAAGATATGGAATCCGCCCAGCGTTGGCGAACAGGTCATGGTGGTGAGTGAAAATGGTGAGATTGATACAGCAGTGGTCACAAATAGCTTTGATTATGACAGTCATCCGATGCCATCAAGAAATCCCAGCAGTATTGAGATGCACTGTAAAGATGGCGCTATATTCAGCTATGACCACGACGCGCACAAATTAGATGTGAGATTGCCCAATGCCTCAACAACCAACGTCAAAAGCAACGTTGTTAACGTGTCTGCTGACGATATTAATTTCAGTGCTAGCAACATTCGGATGTCTTGTACTAGCTATGCAATTGATTGTAGCGATTACACACTAGATAGCAGTTCAAACAATCATAACGGCACGATGGTTATCAATGGTCAGCCCTACCTTAATCATAATCATAGTGGAGTCAAATCAGGTCCAAGCAGTACTGGAGGCGTCAATGCCTAGTATCTCACAGTATAAAGGTATTGATCGTAGTAATGGTCAAGCCATTGAGAGCTTAGAGCATTTAAAGCAGTCCTTACATGATTTGTTGACCACTGCTGTTGGTAGTCGTGTGATGCGGCGGGATTATGGCTCAGTACTGCCATTCCTCGTAGACCAGCCGATGAACCCCCGCACACTGATGCAGATGCGAGCCGCGATAGTGCACTGCTTGACCAAATGGGAGCGCCGCGTCACGCCGATAACCATCTTTATCAAAGGCTCATTGCTGACCGGTATCGACATAACGATTGAATACAAAATCAATGAAATCGGCGCTACTAATCAAGTGTTGAACTTAGAAGGGCTGTTTGCATGAGTCAGTTAACGTATGAGCAGATCGTCGCTGAGCTAAAAGCGGACTTGATCGCCAAAGACCCCAGTCTGGCACCCGCATTAGAGCTTGAGAGCGAGCCGATGGTAAAGCTAATTGAAGTGTTTGCTTATCGTCTGCTTGCTGTACAAACGCAAGTTAATCAAGTGACGGCCCAGCCATGACAAATATGCCTAAAACTTTACTACCGCAGTCATCGACTCATATTGAGATTGCACTGGATTTATCCGTAGCGCGGCTTTTAGCGGTCATTACCGCACAGCTACCCAACCCCACTCAACCCATACCATAGGAGACATGATGGCTACTGGATTTCACCACGGGATCACAGCACAAGAGGTTACGCAAGGCATCCGTCCTATGCGCAACTCTGATACTAGCGTTATCGGACTGATTGCGTTTAGTAGTGACGCTGATCCGTACAAGTACCCAATCGACAAACCGGCACTGCTATCCGGCATTACTCAGCAAGATATCAACCAAGCGGGCACATTGGGCACGTTGCGTCCGGCGCTTGAGTCAATACGCGGTATCACTAACCCCACCATTGTCGTATTACGTCTAAGCTCGATTACACCAGAAAACATACAAAAACTTCTGTTGGCAACCTCGCTATTAGGCGTCACACCTAAAATACTTGGTGCACCTGAGATTGATACGCCGATGTTTGTCGCTGAGCTTATCAAGATCGCTAAAAAGACGCGAGCTTTTGTCTATGCTCATCCACGCGACGATCAAGGTAACTTACTCACTGATAAAACTGAGATTGCTGCATACCGCGATAAATTTAGTGATCGCGAGCTGATGATTATTGATGGAGAGTGGGATGCTCCCGTTGACCCCGACGCTATCGATGCTCGTGATCTAAGTTTCTTACTAAGTTTAGATAGCAAGACCAATTTTGTCTCGTTGATGGATGAGATGGTTCGAGAAAACATGGCGGCGCTTCCCTCTTAACTTTATATTACAAGGAATTATTATGGCTAACGAATTATTAACACGCGACGATATTATTCGCGGTAAACAGAACTTTGATGCGCAAAACCAGTATATGACGGGTACGGCTGATGAGCAGGTTACTTTACCGGATGGTCAGAAGATTAAGACCCGTGCGGGTCACGAAAAAGAACTAAAAGATAAATTCCCCGATACAAAGGCTGGTTTACGCGATGTTGGGGATGATCCAGGTGAAGTACCCGTTATGACTGCTAATGGCTTAGGGTTAACTGGCTTTGGCGCGTTTCGACCGCTCTATTTCAACAGTACGGACTCAAGTGGAATATATTCTTTAAATCGATTAGGACTATATTACGTATCTAAAGCCAATGTTGAATCAGAAGTCGGTAACGAGGTTAGTCTAACGGGCGGCTCTGTGCTAAACATCGGGCATGCAAACTCCCACTTAGCACAGATTTTTATCGGACCAAAAGATGGCAAAAAACCTTTTGACTTTAAGGCTCGGTCGTCTTCTTTTTCTCTGGAAACGGAATCTGGATTTAGAGATGTTGAATGGGCCAGTATTTACCATTCTTTAAATACAGATCCATACATTACAACCACAGCCAATGCCGCCAATATGGTTATCACCTCTACAGGCGAACAAATGCGCTCAACGTCTTCACGCGTGTTTAAAACAGACATCAAAGATATTGAGCTACCAGATTACCGCGCAGCGTTAAAGGCCGTCCGCCCCGTATCTTATCGTTCAATCGCTGCTACTGCTGATAACACTGATTGGTCTTGGTATTCATTCATTGCCGAGGAAGTTGCTGCTATCGATCCTCGTTTGGTGCAAATGTCCAGCACTGAGTTCTTTGAGGACACTGATGAAGATGGTAACACCTTTGTTAACAATCGTGAGCTACCAGAAGGTGAATACGCGCCAAGCGGTCTGAATACTAACGGTATCGTGACGCTTATGGCACGTATCAATCAGTACATGCTGGCTGATATCGAAAAGCTCGAAGATGAAAAAACGCAGCTTAAACGCCGTATGACTAACCTTGAAAAGCGTATGGATGCGTTTGATGGCTCTACCCCTGCTGAATAATTTGCCAGTGCTGAATTAAACGAGCGCGTTTTTGAGCGCGCTCCCATTCACAAAATAGGAGCCGACATAATGGCACAATTTACCATCGCCACTGTGCTTGCTATGCGAGCACATCTGGACGAGACGCATCCCGCCGGATTCGCCAAGTCCATCTCTAATGTGCCTATCCCTGGCATCTTAGGAATCAAAAACCCACGCACTTGGGATATCGAAGATCCGAACACAGAGATTGGCTACTTAAATAGCCATGAAGTCTCTAGCCTCATTCAGCATAAAGGCTTTCGCTTGTGGGGCAACCGTACGTGTTCAGCTGAGCCTGAGTTTGCGTTTGAAGTGGCCACACGTACCGCTCAGTTCTTACTAGATACGATTATAGCGGGTTGTTTCCCGTTCATTGACGCACCGATGACGCCAACGACTGTCCGCGACATTATTGACAGTATCAATGCCAAGCTACGTCAGCTGGTCACGGGTGGCTATTTGATCGGCGCTGAGTGCTGGTACAACAACGATCTGAATAATGCGCAGGACCTAAGCCAAGGCAAGCTATACATTGACTACGACTATACGCCAGTGCCAGTGCTCGAAAACTTGAGCCTATCACAGCGTATCACTAGCACGTACTTGATTGACTTTGCTCAACTCGTACAACAAGCGGGGTAACCATGCAACGATTTAACGAAAACCCAGCCACAATCGTCACGCCTTTAATACGCTATGGTCTCATAGCGCTTGGCGGTGGTCTTATCAGCAAAGGGTATGTAACCCTTGAACATGTCAATGCTATCGCTGGTGCATTGGTCACCTTTGGAACGACGGGCTGGATGATTATGGTCAAACGAAAAGCAGCAAAAGGAGCGCGATACTAATGCTACCGCATAAATTAAAAAACTTCTTGTGCCACAAAGGCCAAGGTAAAGCTAAAGAGTACCAGGGCAAGGTCACTGAAGTCGAACTGCCAAAACTCCAGCGTAAGCTCGAAGGCTATCGCGGCGGCGGCATGGATGGCGAAGTCAAGATTGACTTAGGTCAAGAGCCGCTTGAGATGACGATCAAGGTCGGCGGTAATGTTGTGGATTTATACCGCGACTATGCTAAGCCTGGCGTTGATACCGTGCCACTGCGTTTTAGCGGCGCTTATCAGCAAGATGATACCGCTGCAGTGCAAGCGGTAGAAGTCTACACGCGCGGCCGTCTCGAAGAGATTGACGCGGGTAGCGCCAAGAACGGCGATGATACTGAAGAGTCGTTCAAGTATGCGCTGTCTTACTACCGCTTGACGGTTGATGATGAAGTCATTATCGAGATTGATTTGCCGAACATGATTTGTAAAGTTGATGGTGATGATGTTTTGTCCAAGATTAAAGAGGCCATTGGCTTGTTTGTGTAGTTTCTCTCCCCTGCTCTAGCCCAGCGTTAGAGTAGGTTTTTTTACCTCCCTTTTATTATTAACCCTATTTATTTTGAGAATGATTATGAGCGATACAGAATTCAAAACCGTTGAGTTAACACAGCCAATCAAACGCGGCGATAAAAAGACCATCGATAGCATCTCAGTACGTAAGCCTAAAGGCGGTGACTTGCGCGGTCTGTCACTCATGCAAGTGGCCCAGTCTGACTATGACACTATCGTGCAGCTATTACCGCGCATCAGTGATCCCGTCATCCACAAAAACGACATCAATGATATGCAAGTCGATGATCTGATGGATGTGTCGATGGCGGTTGCTGGTTTTTTTATCAAGACCGAGAAGCTCTCCCCGGTCACAGCCCCATAGCATACCCTGACCGCATTGATGACTGTATGGCAGATATTGCACTGGTCTTTGGCTGGACATTGGACGACATGCAGGACATGGATATAGAGGAACTACAAGATTGGCGGGAGCGCGCTAGATTGCGTCATGCTCCCGATGATTAACTACTGGTAACCTCATTCATGAGGGAACCAAAATAAACAAATAGGCGCGACATGGCAGACTTAAACTTCAGAGCACAGATTGAGCTGCTAGATAAGATGACCGCGCCTATGCGCTCTATCGCTAGTCAGGCTGATAGATTGGGTCGTCAATTTGGTGAAACATCAAAAGCAGCCAAACAATTACAAAAACAACAGCGTCTCGTTGACAGCTTTAAGCAGCAAAAGCAAGCACTTTTGGAGACAGGTGAGGCCGCACATAAAAATCGCATGCGTCTGGCAGACTTGCAGCGACAAATGGATGCCACCACCAACCCCACAGCCTCATTGGTACGCCAGTTTGAGGCTGCCGGTCGTGAGTCACAGCGTCTTAATAACCGCTTGTCTAGTCAGCACGAGCATTTAGATCAGCTTCGAAATAGGCTCAAAAGCACAGGCATAGACACTAACAATCTGTCAGCACATGAACGCGATCTAGCTCAGAATATTGAACGTACCAATAGGCGGTTGCAAATACAGGAAGAGCGGATGCGGGCAGTCCGCCGTTTACAGCAACAGTCGCAGAATATGCGTGAGATGCGCGGTAAAGCGACAGGCTTAGCGGTGGGCGGTGCAGCGGCGGTATATGGCGGCTCTCGTCTTATTCAGCCTGGACTTGAATTTGAAGCTGAAATGTCACGCGTCCAAGCGGTCACACGGCTTGATAAGAATAGCGAACAGTACAAAATGCTTGAGGCGCAAGCTCGACAGCTTGGCGCTACAACAGCCTTTACGCAAGCCAATGCCGCGCAAGGGCAAAAGTTTTTGGCTATGGCGGGTTTTACGCCTGAATCTATTAAAGCTGCTATGCCGGGTATGCTTGACTTAGCGCTCGCGGGTGATATGGATCTGGCCTCTACCGCTGATATTGCGTCAAATATACTATCAGGCATGAATCTAGAATCTAGCAAAATGACAGATGTTGCCGATGTTCTAACTGCCGCCTTTACTCGTGCTAACGTCGATGTAGGTATGCTTGGCGAAACCATGAAATATGCTGCGCCCGGTGCTGCTGGTCTTAATATTAGCCTACAAACAGTCGCCGCTATGGCAGGTAAGCTTGGCGATGCCGGTATGCAAGGGTCAATGGGCGGTACTGCCCTACGTGCCATTATGCTACGCATGGCGGCCCCACCGAAGGCCGCAGCCGCCGCACTGGATAGATTAGGCATTAGTACGACTGACGCATCCGGTAATTTGCGGGATATGCCCGAAATATTAAAAGATGTCTATGAGCAAACCAAAAATCTAGGCAATGCCGAGCAGTTAGAGATATTTAGCAAGATATCAGGCGTTGAGGCCAGTAACGCCATGAAAGTATTAGTCGATCAAGCCGGTAACGGTGAGCTACAAAAGATGGTCACTACACTGCAAGCCGCAAATGGCGAAGCCGCTAATGTCGCTAATACGATGAGTGACAATACTATGGGCGACTGGAAAGAGACTACGAGCGCGATTGATGCTTTTCGTACTGCTTTGTTTGATACTAACGGTGGTGCATTACGTGAGTTTTTGCAGTCGATGACTAAGATTATTGGGCGCATGACTGAATTTGCTAACGCTAACCCTGCGCTAATGGCGGTACTAGGCAAGCTATTTGCCACGCTAGCTATAGGCGCGGTCGTTATTGGCGGTATCGGCGTGGTGATGCTCAGTATATTAGGACCGATGGCGCTATTACGCGCGTCACTGGTTACTTTAGGTCTACCATCTACACTTACACCATTACGGATGCTTTGGAGCGCGTTTGGCTTTGTTGGTAAAGCTGTAGTATCTGCCGTGGGCTTAATCGGCAAGTCGCTACTGGGAGTTATAAAGGTCTTACGTGTTGTAGGCGCTGTGATGATGGCAAACCCTATTTTAATTGTTATCGCGCTAATAGCTGGTGCTGCCTATCTCATTTATAAAAACTGGGACACACTAGGCCCTATGTTCGCTGCATTGTGGGAGCGAGTAAAAGTTATATTTAATAATGCTTTGACAGCAATTACCACTTACTTTTCTACAAAGTGGGAGGCTGTAAAGACTTATACCAGTCAGTTGTGGGAGAGTATAAAAACCAGATTCAATAATGGTGTTACTGCAGTTATAAACTTCGTCATGGGTTTTGGTACGCGGTTATTGTTAGCGCTACAAACAGCTTGGACAGCGATTACCACGGCAGTATCACAACTTTGGACGTTTATTAGCACAGCATTTACCAATGGCATTATGGTAGTAGTCAACTTTGTCATGGGCTTTGGTACACGGCTACTAGTAGTGATGCAAGCAGCATGGACGGCACTGACAAACACGGTAATGCAACTATGGGCACGTATCAAGTCGCTATTCAGCGGTGGCATTGCATCATTAGTGGCCACACTACTAAGCTTTAGCCCCGTTGGTCTATTTATCCGCGCATTTGCAGCCGTATGGCCCTACTTGTCTGGTTTATCTGCTCAGTTTAAGCAATACGGTATGAACATGCTTGAGGGGCTAAAAAACGGTATTTTAGGAAAAGCTCAAGCGGTTATCAATTCTATTAGCAGTGTAGTAAAGCGGGTTAAAGGTGCGTTCACAGGCGCACGTGGTATGGACATCCACAGCCCCAGCCGTGTATTTACCAAATACGGTGGCTTTATGATGCACGGTCTAGCAGATGGCATCACCGGCCTTGCCAAGATGCCATTCAAAGCCATGAGCAAAGTCACTAAGCTAATGGCGAACTACTCCCCTATCAACCTAGACACCATCACCGGCGCGGGTCGCTATATCAAGCGCAGTGGCAACAGCAATGACGGCATTATCACCCAGCCACCGATTAACCTTGATCGTCGCCGGACGGTACTGCCTAGTAACGCTGCAATGCGTAGCGGTGGCAGTGCGGCTATGAGCATGGGCAATATCACCATTAATATCAATGGCGGTGCAGACCCACACGCTACCGCGCAGATGGTACGCCGTGAGATGGAGCGCTTACAGCGTGACACTGCCGCCCGTTACCGTAGCCGTCTATCTGATATTGATTAAGGCATATAAGGATTAGCATGTTAGCCAGTTTAGGACTATTCGTATTTGAGACGTTAGGTACTGCTTTTGACAGTATCGAGCGCCGCTCATCGTACCGCTATGCCACCGGCAACACAGTTGGTATTAGGCCACGTATGCAATATCTGGGGCAGGATAACGACAGTATCACCTTGCCTGGTATCTTATATCCGGAGATTACTGATGACCATTTGACGCTCGATATTCTGCGAGATATGGCGGCAACTGGTGAGCTATACGCGCTGATGGACGGCACGGGCTACTATTTTGGCATGTGCTATATCACAGAGATTAATGAGACGCGCGCTTATCTAAATGTCGATGGCACACCGCGCAAAGTCGAATTTAGCGTGGCGATCAAACTCCAAGACGACCTGCAGCGGGATAATATCGCCACCCTTGTCAATGATTATTATTTTTAGGCGCTGATATGCATTTATTTATGATTGAGATTGAGGGCGTGGATCAGACGATTGAGATCAGTCGCCGCTTGATTAACCTGTCTATGATCGACAAGCGCGGTCTGGAGTCAGATGAGCTGACACTAGCACTGGATGACACTGATGCGCGGATGCCGCTACCGACAGAAGGCAATACCATTAATCTATGGCTAGGCATGCCTTATAGCGGTGAGCTGGTCTATAAAGGTGCGTTTACTATTGATGAAGCCGAGCATAGCGGTACGCCCGATCAGATACAGATCCGCGCCAAAGCCGCTGATATGAAAAGCACCCTTAAGGCTAAGCGCTCAGAGAGTTATCATGACATCACCTTAAACGATATCGCCGGTAAGGTGTGCAGCCGTCATAGTCTCGCATTATCTATCGATAGCGAGTCGAGCGCGATCGCGTTTGAGCATGTCGATCAAACCCGCGAATCTGATCTGAACTTGCTTACGCGATTGGCCAAACAAAATGATCTGTCTGTCAGTATCAAAAACGGCCATCTGATTATCAAGCCTACCGCCAATGGCAAGAGCGCAAGTGGTAAGGATTTAGGTATTATCACTATTACCCGCACAAGCGGCGACAACCATCGCTATCGCCGGGCAGATCGTACCAGCGACTATAATGAGACTATTGCTAGCTACCGCGACCGTAAAAGCGCTAAGATTAAGCACATCAAAGTGGACGCAGCCGGCGCAGTCAGTGAGGTTGATAAACTGCCAGAGGACAAGTCGTCCGTAATCACCAAAGTCGCCAAAAATAAAGCGGAAGCAACCAAAGCGGCTAAGGCGAAAGCCAAGCAGCAAGATAGGCAGGTGGCAGAGTTTGAGTTACAGTTTGCAGTAGGTCGACCAGATATCATCGCAGAGGCGACGGTACAGGTGGCCGGTTTCCGTGATTATATCGACGCGCATGATTGGATGGTGATGGAGGTCAGCCACGACTTGTCAGGTAGTGGCTATCAGTCAAGAGTTAAGTGTGAGGCTGGGTTGTAGTTATCCAAGCCAGTAACTCATTATAAATTTCATCTTCGTCGGTAAAGGTCTTATCTGTCGCATAGTCACGTAGGGATATGATATTTTTAGCGACAAAGGTACGCAAGCGCTTACGCTTAAAACAATAAGCATTGACGTACAACTTACCGTTCTTGGCTTCTACGCCACGCAAGTTAATCTCACGTTCTGACAAACTACCTTTACTATCGACATAAACCATCGTATGACTGGCCTCCTCTTTGGGGACGCGTTGGCGTGGTTCGATGTTTTGTGGGATTGGAGGAGGAGTGTCAGTATGCTGGTCATCCGTCGAATCGTACTCATTAGATCGATATGAGCTAGGATCAGAATTTGAAACCATCTTACCAAGATGCTGATGCAGCTCATTCACAATGTCATTGCTAAAGTTAAAATATTTTGGTGATGTCTTAGACTGCATTTGCAGAATATCATTTACTGCTATCGTTTTTTGGTTATGGCTGACAGCATCAGTCGCTAAAACAACCCAATCACTCTGGCGCTGAACAATATCATCAATATAAATATAATGGTCAGTGGCGTCATGTGTTAAAACTAAATATTCACCATATTTGTTTTTCCACGCTTTTTGATGCAGCTTATCTTCTTTTTTTTGCGCCTCTTCTGCCTGAATCTCTGCTATCTTGGCTTTGCCTTGCGGCGTAAAAAACGCCCAGACAACAAAACCTAGTATGGCTACGATCACTATCGTCTCAAACATACCTAGTCCTTATCAACCTTATATTGAGCAACATTGCTCTGCACCGCCATACGCACAAACGCGCCAAACTCTTCCCTAGACAACCCTGTTTCATCAAACCATCGGTCATCAAATACCACGTTCATAACCACGTCTTGGCGCTGCTCTTCTTCAGTGAAGCTAGCTTCAAGTCGTGCAACGATATCAGCATTCATTGAACGATTATGATTTTTAGCTGATTCTCTAATAGTGTTTCTTAGTTCTTCAGGCAACCGTAGCTGATATTGAACGGTCGTATGCTTATCACTCATTGACGATCCTAAAATAAAGATAGTATTTCATACCCACTAGGTATTGACAATCATATCCAGTGGGTATAACATCGCTAATCATATCCAGTGGGTATGATAAACTTTATCACTTAAAAATCCTATAAAAGGAACACTCCATGTATCCAAGTCGCTTACTTCCACAATTGAAAATACGTTTTAGCTCACATGAGCTTAAAAACTGGATTGATGAACAAGCAAAAATCAATCATCGGACACTATCATCAGAAATTAATTACCACCTTGAGCAAGCGATGCTCAAACAACAAAAGGAATGTA